CCTTTTGATAGTTTTCTTCGTATTCATCACCATAACATTCTTGTAATGGTTTGATACCTGACTTTTTAATATCGTTAGGACAGAACAAATACCAGTCTTCATTGTTCTTTACCGCTCTCATAAAATTATCAGGAATCCAAAGTGCCGTAAATAAATCACGAGCTCTTAATTCTTCGGCTCCCGTGTTCTTTTTAATTTCTAACAAATCAAAGATATCTTTATGCCATGGTTCTAAGTAAATCGCTGCAGAACCAGGTCTTCTTCCTTGTTGGTTGAAGAAACGAAGTGACTCATTAACAATCTTTAAGTATTTCAATAACCCACCGGCATATCCACCTGATGAGTTAATACGACTTTCCTTACTACGAATATTTGACATACAAAGACCAATACCCGCAGCGTCTGATGAATACGTTGAAATGTCTCTCATAGTATCCAAAAGACCTTCACGAGAATCCGCATCGTTATATTTCAATACACAAGATGCAAGTTGTGGTGTTTTTGTTCCAGCGTTAATCATAATTGGAGTGGCCGGAGATATAAGTTGTGTTGATAATGACTTATAATATTCAACCGCTTCCTCAAATGATTTTGTAACCCATAATGCAACACGCATATACATGTGTTGTGGTCTTTCAATCACCTTACCACTTGGTAGTTTCAAAAGATACATTTCTTGTAATGACCTCCAAGCAAAATAATCAAAGTTATAATCATTGTCGTGATTAATAACTGAGTCAATATTACTAACACCATACTCTTCAATGGTTTCCATCAACTTATCGTTAATAACACCTTCAACATGTAGGGTATGCATTACATTACAGAAACTTTCATCAGTTTCTTTGTGGTAAGATGAAATGGCAACTGAAGAAGCCAAACGAGAATAGTCATGATGACTACCTGTAAATGCCGCCGCAATTTCATAAATCAACTTATCCAAATCTTTGGTTGTGATAACACCCTCAGTCGGAACTGAGGTTATTACCTTAATGAATATTTCGTCAGAATTAACATTCAGTCCTTTAGCGGACTTTTTGATTCTGTTGTAAATTTTTTGTGGATTGAAAGACGCATCTTCCCCACTTCTTTTTTTAATTCTAAGTGACATCATAGTTTATAAAGATAGTAAATTAAAAGTCATCAGTAAATGAGAGGGACTCGTTTAATTTCGCTTTTTGATATTCAACTGTTCTAGATTCGAAGAAATTACCTTTAGTTTCAACGGCAATTTGTTCCATGAATTTGAATGGTTGTTCCACATTAAATTGTTTCTTACATCCCAATTTAACTAATAATCCATCAACCACAAACTCCAAATATTGTTTCATTAAGTTTTGGTTCATACCAATCAATGAAACAGGTAATGACTCTGTAATAAATTCTTTTTCAATTTCAAGTGCCGACAAAAGGATTTCTTTAATTCTTTTTTCACTTGGTTTGTTTTCAACGTGATTATTCAACAAATGAATTGCAAAATCACAATGTAAGTTTTCATCTTTAAAAATCAAAGAATTTGCATTACATAAACCTTGCATAATTCCACGAGACTTTAACCAAAAGATTGAACAGAATGAACCTGAGAAGAAGATACCTTCAACTGCTGCGAAAGCAACCAATCTTTCTTGAAAGGATGCATTTTCAATCCAATCTAATGCCCATTTGGCTTTCTTTTGGACTGCGGGTAGATTGTCCAATGCTGTGAAACACTTATTCTTTTCTTCCTCGTTTGAAATATAAGTGTCAATTAATAACGAATACATCAATGAATGGATGTTTTCCATTGCAAGTTGCATACCATAGAAAAATTTAGCTTCAGGGTATTGAACTTCTCTATAGAAATTCTCAGCCAAATTTTCATTAACTATACCATCTGATGCCGCAAAAAATGATAATACATTTTTAACAAAATATTTTTCATTTTCTGAAAGATTTTCCCAATCTCTAATGTCACCACTTAAATCAACTTCTTCAGCCGTCCAAAATGCCGCTTGGTGCATTTTATAATATTCCCATATATCGTTGTATTGGATTGGGAAAATCACAAATCTGTTTGGGTTCTCTTTTAATATTTTTTCCATAATTTTTTATCTGTTTCTGTTTTAATAATTATACCTGTTGTTGTTTTCTTTTCTCCATAATTTCTTTAATCCTATTTCGATTTCTTTCTTCTTTCTGTTCTTCAAGACCTAAGAATGTTGTAGTACTTTCAGTATCAATATCTAACATTTCGTTATTGAATTTACAATTTTCAAACACAACACCATCTTTACCAATACGAGACTTTGTAATCGCAATCGTCGCAAGATTTAACTCTTTCTGTTGTAGAGATTTTGCAACCGTAATAATAACGTGACCTACTTGTGCTTTCTTAATTGAACCCCCCATTTGGTCTGTGGTTACAACATCTGATGATATTGAACTTCTGTTACCTTGAGTTGCCGTCCAACCAACAATATCCAATTCATGACACATTGCCTCAAACGCTCTCATTACTGAACCTTCCGATTTCCATTCATCTTCCAAAGCTTTCTCAGGTGTAACACAATCAATATAATCCAAAATAATCATATCAATATGTGTACCATCAGCAATCATCTTACGAATTTGATTCTTAATCTGACTCATAGTAAATGTGTCAGACTGAAGTTTTTTAAGGATTAACTTATTTGACATTTTTTCCTCAATCTCCGCAACCTTTTTTAACACCTCGTCTTTATGAGCACTAAGGTCATCAGGGGCAATCCCTGTCCAACAAGTAAAATGTTTTCTTTGGATAATCTTTGGGTTATCCTCAAAGAATACCTGTAAAACATTAAACCCTAAGTTAAAAGCATTATTCGCAATCTTTGTTGTTAATGTTGACTTACCAACACCTGTGGGTGCTAATATAACACCAATTTCCCCTTTGGCCAAACCACCTTTCAATAAATTATCAATTCCAGGTATCCCCATAGGAATTGGGTGTCTATAATCATCCGCCAACACATCATCTAAGTTTTCAAACACATCACCAGTTCCTCTGTCAACATTACCAACTTGTAATGCCTCACGGACCATTTCTTCTAATGTGTCGTAGTTTTCAAATTCTCCGTGGTCGATAATCTTTTTCGCCTTCTCCATCACCTTCTGTAACTCTTGTTGTTTACAGAATTTTAAAGCCTTCTCCTGAACAAATTGAGTACCACTTTCATCAACATTCTTAATATCGGAAATAGTGTCAAGAGTTATCTTTAACAATAACTCTTGAGCAATTTCACTTTTAGCAACTTGATTAAGGGTATCAAAACTTGGAGAATGTTCGAACTTTTGATAGTACTCCTTAACCATTTGTACGATTAACTTAAAATACTTGTTTTCAAAATAGTTTGGTTCTAATACTTCAATAATGGAATGGGCGAAATCCTTATCAACAATCAATTGATTCAATAATTGTAACTGAAATGTTTGTCCTAAGTATTCAAAATTTTTGTCCGCCATATATCCTTTTTTTATTAAATATCATTAAACCAAAGAGTAACCCATGTAGAATTGTGTTAATTTTTTTGACGACAATACTTCAGTCAATGAGAATAAAATATTCTTCAAGTAAGGTCTAACATCAACCGTATATCTAACTTTTGGTGGATATAATTTAGCATCAAACGTATAATGACACAATAAATTCTCGGCGTTTCTAACATAAATGTTAAATGTCTCAGGACCATCAGTGAATGACGTATTTAAGATGTCTGGGTCCTCAGTAATCTGATATTGATTGTCCAACATGTAACCCAATGTCTTCATTTTGAAGTCATGTTTCAAATCTTCGACAAATCCACTCATGATATCAGTCATCTCAACTGAACGATGAGCCTTTGGGTTATACCCTTTAACGTTAAAAAATCTTTGAACAATAAAATTGTTGTTCACCGTCATCAGAAACTCTAGTTTCGTAATGTCTTGTTGTTCTCTCATAATTGTTTTTTTTTACTTTTTTTTTTCTTTTCTTGTTAACTTCATAAATGGTTTTAAAAAATATGTCCACGAGTCATCACCTTTAGGAAGGTACTTAAATAATCCGTCTTCAACCATATAACGAATAATATTCTTGTAACTTCTCCCTTCAGTTTCTAATGTTTCATTGACAATTTGGGAAATTTCTTCTTTGTCCTCATCTTTGAGGAGTGGGTTCGATAAATCGACGATTTGTTCATTTACTTCAAAAAATTCGTTTTCAAATATACCTGATTTTGTCTTTCCTGTTAGAAGATTTTTTAAAGTTTGATTATCTTTTTGTTCCTTTAATAAATCTTCAGCTCTTGTTAAAATATCGTTATAAGAAACTTCTTTTTCAAGCATCTCAGGAAAAAATTTTACTAATGTTTTTTCACCAAGTAGATAGATACCTTCAATATTATCAGATTTATCACCTGTTAATATTTTTAATGTTTTGACATTGTAGTGAGGGAATTCAAAATTGTCAAATTTAATCTTGTCCCCGTGTTTAAAAGTACTTTTAAGTGAAGGTGAGTATATTGACACCTTTTCAGAAATTAATTGTGTTAAATCCCTGTCTGATGAGAAAATTAATTTTTCTTCATTCTCAGATATGTGACAATAATGAGCAATTAAATCATCAGCTTCTCTACCCGCAATTTCAATCTGTCGGATATAGACCTCTTCGAGATATTGTTTAATCCTATTTTTCTGTTTCAGATAAGACATTAAAATAGGTTCTTCCATAGTTAATCTACGGTTTTGTTTGTATTTGGGGTAAAGAACTCCACGAATACTCGTAGAGTCCTCTCCGTCCCAAAATACCACCACTTTATCAAAGTTTTGTTCTTCAATAAACTTTCTTAATGTGTTAATGAAGTGATAAATTGCTCCAATATGTTCCCCATTGTGGAAGTAATCCTTCACACCATGAAACCCAATCTTCATCAAATTATTCCCATCAACAAGGAGCGTTTTTTTCACAAAAAAATATTAAAATGGTTCGTTTTCGTTTTCAAAAGTTTCTTCGGTTTCATCCAAAGTAATTTCACCAGTACCTGAAAGAATTGCGTTCCAATATTGTGAATATTGTTTTTTGTAATCTTCCAAAGCTTCTTTGGTGTCGGCAATATAACCTTGTGGTGTTGCAATAATCTTACCATCTTTATATCCCAAACCATTAATGTGGTTCTTTAATACTGAGATTTTGGTTCTAATAGCGTAAGACACTGTTCTACCATTTTTAGTTGCGGTAATGTGATTAATACCAGCATTTTTCTGATTACCAAATAAGAATACAAGAGCCGATGCCAACCACATTGCTTCCCCACCTTTTGCCTTAATCGTTGGTTGCCCGAATGGATTATCAGGTAATTCAACCCAAGGTTGATTAACAACTACCATAGTATTAGTATAAGGATATTCTTCTTTACGTGATTTGGTAATCCGAGCTTGGACACCCATACCGATTTTATCGGCTAATACGGATGCGTTATGTTGTTTTCCACCCTTACCATCGAAAGTCATCTTACAAGGAATTGAACCGACTGAGTCCCAAAGGAAACAAAGTGAATAGGGAATATTACCCTTTTCTTGTTCATCCAACAACTCGTTAATATAATCAGTAACTTGTTCGATGTAATCAAAGTTGTCGTTAAATATGAATTGTCCGTCCCATTCTCCGTCAACCATTTTAGCCTCAAGTCCTAACTCCACGGCGTGGTCCCACGACCACTTTTTTTCGCTAATAATGAAAACGGGTAAATGCCCCTTCTTCTGAGCCGAAACAGCGGCTTTAACAAGAGCTGTGGTTTTTGAAGAGTTCGAATGACCGAGGAACATATTGATGTTACCCAAAGCAGGACCAGGTAGACCACAAGCACTATGGAACGCTTCATCCACTTCGTAAAACTCCGTGTCTTTGTATTTAGTTTTTGTAGAATACTTGTTTTTGATTGCATCTAATGAAAATTCTTTTTTCTTTATAGCCATAAATGTCTATGTGTTTTAATTGTTAGTATAAAAATGAAAAAGGATGGACACTTTGTTATGTGAGTGTCCATCCGTATAAATTAGAATGGTAAATCACCATCAGGTTCGTCACCTGCTTGTGGGTCAACAATTGACATGTTTCCACCACCAACACTCATTTCAGACGCTGCGTCTCCATAAACATATTTACCTAATTCAGAAGACCATCTTGGAGTTTCTCCACGAGCAATCGCTTCCAAATATTCAACAGGTTTTTTAGAGTAAACATCGGCCCAAGTAAGTGGGTCTTCAGTCCAAGATTTAGCAGTTTCCGCATCTGTATGAACAGGAGATGGGTCATCATGCATTACGGTTTGAATTACCGTATAGGTTGCCCCTTTTGGAGTCTTAGCCTTAGCTAATTCAATGATAAGGTCACGTCCTTTTTCAGGGTCAGTGATATCACCTTTAGCCTTCCAAATTGGAATGATTTTGTCAAGAATTCCTTCGTTCTTGTAGTTGTGTTTAAATCTCCAAAACTTTACTCCATCCGCTTCGTTATCTCGGTCAATAACCTTAACGATGTAGAATTTACGAGGTTTGTAAGATTTAGCAAGGTCTTTATCGGACTCTTTACCTGTTGACATAAGTTCGTCGTGAATTTCGGTCAAAGGAGAACGCTCATTGTCGTTTTTACCTGGGTCATAGATTTTATTCCATTTACCCTCAACCTGAATCTCATGATACCATACCTCTTTAAAAGGTGATGAACCATCGGGGGTTGGTAAAATACGAAGACGTTTCTGTCCCGAGTTCTCATTTTGCGTTAAGATAGCCGCAAAATATTTTTTCATTCTGTCTTCTTGAGACATTTTGTTTGCAGAGCTTCCTCCGCTTTTCGCTTTTTCATACTGAGCGAGTACAGCATCTAGTGAATTTGTCGCCATGTTATATATAAATTAATAGTTAATAAACAATTATAAGTGTGTCAGCCGTAATAGTCAAATAAATACTTTAGAACTTTATTGGTTTGAACGCCTTTTCAGTATTTAAAGTATAGTCATTAAAAGTATTTTTGATTTCGGATGGTGAATAATCTTCAACTTCATCAGTAGTTAAAACATATTCATTTTTTCCAGTCTTTTCAATATCCTCAGATTTATCTGTAAAAAAATCTGTAAGTTTTTGATTAAATGGTCCTGAATCTAAACTTCTTAATTCAAGTTTTTCTTGTGGGGTTTTGTCTCTATATTTTTCAATCTTAGCCTCAATAGAGTTCAATTTTTCAAAAACTGAGTTCATCTCTCCTAATTTACTTTCTAATGATGAGAGTTGGGTAAATAAATTATTAAAGTATTCTTCTTGTTTTGTCTCAATGTTCTTTTGAGAATTTACTAAGTCGGTAATGTCTAACTCTTCACTACTTTCAGTTTCGTCACCTTCTTCTCCAATTTTTTCAACTTCATCATCCGCCTGAACATTAACAATTTCAGGTTCTGTCGTTGCGGGAGCCGGAGGTGTTGTATTTAAAGATGGTTCAGAAATTTCACCTTCAGGTGTTGCTGGTTCGGTTGCCTCCTGCTCTAAGATATATTTGTTAATTTTATTATATCTATTAAGTTCTTCAATAATTCTTTCTGAAACTGCCATTTTGTTATCCATTTAAAAGTTGTTTGAACCCATTTCTAGTTTCAACATTTATTTTTTTGTTTGACACCATCATGTTGTCAACTCTTTCAATTAAACCATCTTTCATTCTAACAGTATAACAATCCCCTGTGTCTAAATCACACACTTCTTTGAAACCGTTACCTTTATCAGTTTCAGTTATTCTTGTATTTTTTCCAAGATATCCATCTAATAAATCTTTTGTTGTCATATGTTTTTTTATTATAAATATATTAATTAGTGAAAAAGATTGTAATTCTTTTTTACAATACTTCGTAAGTACTCAACGTCATCAGGATATGCTGCTAGGAATTTTTCATAAACTGCAGCATCCTTAGTGACTTTATCATATGGGAAATACTTAATATAAGCCTCAACAAATTTATTTGCAAAACTTTGTGAGTCCCCAAAATTATCTGCAATTAAATTCAAAAACGAACCTACATATTTTAAATCACAGAACTTAATTGAATCGTCTAAAGTTCTAAACGTTGCAATAGGAACTTGTTCATTCTTTTTATTTACCACACAAATATAACCCTTCAATAGGTAATCATTCAAATTACCTCCAAATTTATTTGGTCCGTCTAAACTAATTTCCGCATAATTGTAATATTGTCCTTTAAACGCATTTCCATTCCAAGAACCAATCGCAAACAAATTATATATAATTTCTTGTCTTTGTTTTGAGATACTTAAATTTGTCATACCACTAATTACTTCATCTTTGGTACTTTGGAATTCTATAGGTCCAAGTAAGGTGTATTTTTGATAAACTTGTGGAGTTGGTTTGCATGCTTGGGTTGGTGATACAGGTTTATTTCCCGCAACATTTGTTGCAATTGAAGCATTATTTGATATATTGTTTGTAGTTGGTAAAGATTGAGGTTGTTGTTCTTGTTTTATTTGTGTTTGTATATTACTTAATATCTGTTTATTAATTGATTGTAATATATTATCCACGGTTGGGAATGTGCTAGTTTTAATTCTTGTCCCTGTAAATGTAGTTCTAAATGACTCCGGAGTTACAACGTGACTGACTTCTTCAATAACGTAAGTTCCTGCAAATAGTGGTATATTTCTTAACGCAAAGAACATCGTAGGTTGTATCATAGCATTGCCCATACAAGATACGGTAGACGAATAACTTCTTTGTTTATATAGATTATACAAACTAACATTTTGAGTAGTTGTACTAACTCCATTTGATAAATTCGCTAGTTGGTATTCTTGTTGTAATGACTCACTCGTCGCCTGTCCAATGTCTTGAGCCACTTGTATTCCTTCAAATACACTCTGATTTTGTAATCCAAAATCAATTGCAAATCCACAAACTTTATTTGACAAAGCTTTGTCTACATCTGTTTTTTTACTATCATCAACTAATAAAGTATTACTTCCCGGTTTATCAAAATAAATTCCATCATCATTATACCCATAGGTTGGGTCTTGAACATTTAAATGAGTTGAGGGTTCATCAGCATATTGGAAAATATATTTTGTCCTTGAGTCTTGGTAATCTACCGTATTGTATGTACCAAATAACGAGTTTGCAAATTCGTCAGGATTATATGGTTTTGGTGCAGTTCCAACACTTTGTACATTATAAAAATTAATGTAAGAAGGCATTTCAAATGGTACGAAGTGAGCATTTTGAGCGATACTTTTAACTATAGTATATAAACTAACACTAGTGTTTGAATTCTTTAAAAAGTCTTTTATTTTAAAAACATCCACATATATCTCATTACCCACATCTCTATTTGCCCTATCAAAAAATAAAAAGTCCTCAAATAATAGTTTACTCTGATAATCATTTCCCGCAACCCACTTATCATTTAAAGCCTTAAACATATCATAGTATTCAAATTTACTTTGCATACCTTCTGTCACATCTCTCTTAGATTTGTAATTACCTCCCTCACTATAAGTGGGTAAATCTTTTTTTAATCGAAGGTCAATTTTTTGAATTAGGTTATTTGCAAGTGTTTCTTTTTTCGCAATGTTATTAGACATAAGAGTTTTAAATTCTGAAACATTCGCCCCATTATTCTTTTGAGTTGCGTAAATTTTAATTATATTACTAAACCTTTTAACATTTTGTTCAGTAAATCCAATATTCAAATCAGGAAAAAAATCAGTTATATAAGAACCACTATCAGTATACGTAAATCCTGTGGCGGTTGAGAACCCAACATATAATTGTAACGCTTCCCAAGCTCTGTCTTGATTTGTTTGGGATGTCTCTAATGTTACCGTATTTGCTGAAGTTGGAACTGAATTTGTTACGTAGGTTTCAATATTTAAATTTGAGTATTTTAAAGGTGCGTTTGAAAAAATTGAGAAATCTTTGTAATTAAAGTTCTCAGGATTTCCTTTCTTAATAATCAAATCATAATTTATATTAGACGATATTGTGTTAACAAAGTTTTTAACTTGCTCGTTTTGAATTTGTTTTAATAACTCAGTATCATTTGAGATACCTGTTGGTAATTCAATTGATAATGTATTAATTAATATTTTTTGAAATGTTAGATTGTCAGTTGTTTTTTTAGATGATTGGCTAAACGCATTAAAATAACCTTCAAAAATATCAAGTTCTTCTTTAGTAAACACTGAAAATATTTCTTCGATACTCGAGTAATCTTCAGTGCCCCCACTAGCCAATAAGTCAAAAGCATTTTGAAAAACCTCATCATTTTTGATTTTTTTCAAGTATTGATTCGGTTGGTTTATTTTATATGCCGTGGTGTCAAAATATCCGTAGTTAGGAGCACCCCATAAAAGTCTAACTGACCCATTAAAAATTGCTTTATTATTAACAAAATCAAACTCAGGTCTTACTTGTGATGCAGTACCAAAAACTAAAGCTTCATTAGATAATTGGTTCACGATACCTCCAAATGATGGTACTGGCGTATAATAAGTTTTAGATGTTGTAGTTTTAATTTCATTTTCAATTAATATTGACCAACCTCTAAAATTTACAACCCCCTCATTAACAGGGTCATTAGCCAATAAATTTGATAATCCTGAATTTTTAAATAAAATTTTTCCAAAATCAACTTTTGTACTAATATCTTGAGCGATAGTACTATTTGATTGGTAAATGTTAGTACCATTAATAAAATAATAAAAATCATTAATTAACTTTGGATAAAACCCAACATTTTGTGTAACACCTGTAATATTATTACTTTGTGATACTTGAACGTTTTGTAATGTAAAGGTATACGCACTTCCGGCATTTGCCCCTTCAATGGTGTATTGTTTTGTTGGGTCGGAGGTCACAGGGTCATAGTTTAAAGGTCCGTTAAAGTCAGTAAACACCGATGACATATAATCAATTGTCTTGTTATTTTCAATCCAATATTTATATCTGCTCCATATTGAACCAATCTTAACTATCCATAACTTTGGTAATGTGTGGACGGCACCAAATTTTCTAAATGTGGATGCAATATAATCAAAATCACTACCTGTAGTTCCATCATCAGTTCGATATCTTTCTCTTAAAGTTGAGAGTGGTAAACTATTGATGAATAAATAAGCCGCCTTTTTGTAAGCGTATGTCCCTTCTTGTCTTTCGTTTTCAATACCTTCTTGTAAAGCATTAATAAAGTACGGAGTATTAAGTAATGAGGTAGTTTGTTTAGATTTAAATAAACTATTTAGTGTCGTAACCGAACCTTCAGTAAAAACCTCATTTGTCTTTCTTGTGTCGTAAAATGCATCTAAGTTAGTTATAGTAGAAACATCAATTAAATTTTTAAAACATTTAAAATTCGTAAAAGGTCTATTTGATTTTTTGTCCCCGAAACTACCAACAACTGAAGGACTAACGTAATTAGCAATTTTTTTAATATTTTTATTGTAAGCTAAAGAGTTGTCCGTATTGAACATTTTACTAGGACTATTATTTTCTCTACCATTAGATAAGTTAGTGTAATTCCATTCAGGTATTACAAATGGATAAGTTAACGTGTCCGTTATTGAATTATTTTTTTTAGAACGTATGTAATTTTGAATTAAGGTTTCTTCAGTAATCTCATTAGACACAATTGGTAAATCAACATCGTAAATATTAAAATTACTTTCAATTTCAGATGCCAAATATTCTGTAACTATATTACCATAAGTGTAATTTAGGTATTTTGGATTGGTGTCTTTAAATTTCTGAATTAATAAATTATTCAATAACTCCAAAGTGTTAATTTGGTTAGATTTAAAATAAATTGGTATGTCGATTGAATTTGACACAACTCCTTCTATAAAATTTTTTGTTTCCGATGCCGCCAAGTAATTTAATAAATCCTCATCAGTTGTTTCAATAAAATTATTATACTGACTAATCAATCTTAATCTCTCAGCATACTCCATAATAAAGTCAGTTAAATTAACTTTACTATATGGTAAATTATTTGAAGGCGTTTCAAACCCACTAATTAGAATTCTTGTAACCACATCTTGATTACTTTTTTTATTAAGACTTACAGGTGGAAAACTTCTTTGTATAAATCCTTTGACAAATTCCTCAACAAATTCAACTTCAGGCCAAACTTTATAATCGGCACCATTAGATAACTTAATGTATTTTGGGTCGCCAGGATATTGTTGTTCAATTTTTTTATTACCTTTTTTATCAGTATATTCAACAGCAAATTGCGGCCAAGGATAAACTGGTGAGTTTTGACTTTTAATATCTGCCGGCACTCCTTGTTTTTTACCATTACTATCTCTCTCTTTAAATGCATTTTCATGAACTTCATTCATCAACCTTAAAAACCCTTCACATGATGCCATAATAACCGCAATAACGTTTCTAATAGTTGGGTTAAATCCTATACCATTAGACGACTTTAATAACTCTGTTAATTTTTCCGATAGCTCTTCTTGTATCTCTTGTTCCCTTTCAGATAATTTGGTTTCTAAATTTGATATTTTTTCATTAAATTCTTTTGGTCCGTCCCAACTGAAAAAATTAGGCGGATTTGAGGTTGATGATTGGGATGATGATTGACCTGCAACCCCATTAATAATACTACTAAGTTGAATTTCTATTCTATCCTCTTCTTGATTATTTGATGGGAATAAAGTTTTAATATCATTAATGATTGTTTGAAGTTGGTCTTGTGTGGGTGATACACCCGCATTTCTTTTTTCAAATGTTAAATCCGCAAAATCTATTAATATTTGTGGGTTAATATCAAGTTTTGCTAAACTTAATATCGTAACGTCATTAACAATTGCATATTGTCCCGTTGAGAATGTTTTTATTTCCGCCAGTGATAATGAATTCTTAGTAAAAATTGCTTTTAATTCTCCATATGCTGTAATTTTTTGTTCATTAGTTACTGTAGTCTTAAAAGTATATATTGGAATTTCTTCTCGATAACTTGTACCTGTAGTACTTTCAATAGCGTAGTAAAATGGATTTTCTAAATCTAAATATTTGTTAACCCAAGATTGTGGCGTTACAGACGTAATAACGTTTTTTTTAAAATTATCTAAAACTTCTTTATATTTTGGAATATCATTCAATATCTCCATAGAAATTGTTCCGAAACTTTTTAACTTTGAAGACACAAAATTCTCTAAAGTAGTTATTAATTGATTTATAGTTAACTCAGGAAAATTCTTATCTATAAGACCTTTAGATTTATAATCTTTATAGACCTGTACTATTTTTTCATATCCTCTCTGACTGAATTTAGTTATCGCATTTCCTGCTAAAATTGGAGTGTTTGATATTTGTCCTCCAACGTTTTCAGTAGTTCGTTTAACATACATTTGTGGTAAAGCCAAAACTTCACCAAGATTAATGTCATTTAAAACCCCATATTGATATCCTTGGAAATTTAAAGTAATCTCAAAATTACTTGTACTTTGGTTGAAACTGCTAGCGAATTTAGTTAGAAATAATGGGTACCTAACCGCTTTGCCATAATACCCCTTTAAAGTAAGATAGAATGTTGGGTAAGGTAAATTAAAGAAAGCAGAATATATACTCTCATTTCCAGCTTCGAACAAAGCTCGACCTTTAGAGTCTTCTAAACTAATTGTGACTACAGGTGTTTGAGACCTATTAACTTTAAAATTGATTGAGGTAATACCTAATAACTCTCCGTTAATAACGTTTGGGTCATTAACGTCTAATTGACTTTTTGACCAATTTGTAGTTAAGTAATCTTGATTATTTGGTTTAAGAAAATTTATACTTGAAGCACCAATTTGTCTTAAATTTGTAGACTCACTTCCGCTAATTAGTCGACTTCTTGGTTGTAAATCACACTCTAAATTAGCATACATTATTAACTCTTCGTGAGAAATGTTTCTTTCTTCAGGTAATCCATTTTCACCAAAAACTTTATTAGGGTTAATAATAAAAATATTATTATAATCCGATTCAATATAAATGTTTTTATCTGCCATAATAATAGTAGTGGGTCTCTAATGCCGAATTATAATCTAATAACGAACCGTCTAAAGGAAATGGTATGTTTAAAACCGAATTATTCGGTATTGATAGTTCAGACCCTCCATACTGAGGATTTGCTTGCATAATTAACCATCCAAAAAAAGGTGTTCCATAATAAAATTGTGAAATCTTATCTAATCTTGATACTCCAATTTTATATATGAACTTCTTATCTGTTGATTTGACCGGTAATTTAACATAAGGTATATATGTCTGAACATCTCCAACAATTAATTTCTGATATCTATTTAAATACTCGTTCGCCATTATTATAAAAATTTCTTTTTACTATTAAATTTATCTTCAGGTCCATTATTCTGACTAGAATAGATATTCACTAATCGACTTTTTTGAGTGTCAGTTCCATTCGATGTTGTAAAATCCACAACCCTTTCTAATCCTTTTATGGATTTACCATCACTATTCAATGGGTTATAGTTTAAATATGTATCATATGAAGGACCCCCTAAAACATTACTAATACTCTGAAGTCTTTGAGTGTTTTCGTTTTGAAACGATGTTGTTAATTCATTGATTGCGGTGTCAATTGAGTTAATTGCATTTTCATTTTCAATATTTTTAATTAATTCATTTCTAAATTTTTGTTTTTTACCGTTGTCAATAAAATCTTCAGCAAATAAAGTAAAAATTAAATTATTAACATTTTCTTCTTGTAATATCGTATCATTAATAATTGGTTTAAAATATATCCCTTTATCATTATTTAAATATTTTTGTCCGTCCAAGGGGTATAAATTTTCATTTTGTAATAATTCAGTAAAGGATATTATGTCATTAGATATAACTTCATAATCTTTGGACATTCCGCTAATTGTAGTTGTACCTGAGATATTATATATTTTAGGTGTATTATTATTTAAAATTTTACCATCAGTTGATGTTAAGACTAAATCTAATTTTCTGAAAAATTGTACAAAACTAGCTTGGGTATTTGCAAAATTATTCATACTTGCAAACAATTCAGGAAATCCGTTTTTACTTTTGTTTTGAACCATCGTATTAAAATTGGTAGTTAATTTTAATTTATCTGACGATGATGCTT